TTCCGCTTCCGCCAACAGTTCCCGATTCTCGACCCATGATGTACTCGGACGCAGCGGTAAGACGCTCGATGAACTCAAGCACAAGTCGTATAGCATTGATGAGCCTTTCTGTTGGGATTTCAATCTGAGGGAATAGAATATTCTTGTTAGGGTCGGTGATTGGGATTCCTTTATTAGGCCCTAAGATAATGGCCGGGGCATCCACATCTCCCGATGGGTCATAGAAAAATGGACGCAATACCGCTAAGGTATGGGAGTCACTCATCTGGTTAAAGATTGCGTCAACCTCTTCAGCCAGTTCCTTCACCTTAAATAAGATTCCCTCACCGTCTAGGTCATCCAACCGCTCGATATAATTGTCATATTTGGTAAACACAAGTGGACGACGCCCAGAGTAAGTGACATTCACCATGTCAATTCCACCGAGATAGAGCTTATGCTCTGGGGATACAAGGATGCGGATGTTCTCAGGGACGCCGTCATTATTGTAGTCGAAGTGGCCGTACCAACGAACTACTTCTACCTCTTGATTGCGAAGTTTAACCTCTTTGAACTCTACTTTATCTGTGCCCACCGATGGAACATAAACCATCTTGGCAAGCTCGGTAATTACGTTGATGGCGGCGCCATCTTGCTCCGAGGCTTCAAGCTGGCGGTATAGAAGTTTCTCATGAATTACTACGGGGTCTTTCTGAATGTCTCGGGCACCCTGCATGGTGTAAACGTTATCCTTTTGAATTACTCTACGAGAAATCTTGCCTTGTCCAATCTCGTCAATCTCCCAGGAAGATTCAGTCAATGCATCTCCTATTCCTGACACATACTTTACCCACTTATCGTAGAAACTGCGCATGGGAGCCCAGACACGAATCCACCAGTTCATGAAGAGTTCGATACGGCGAGCTTTAGGAGCGTCTACCGCTTTGCCAGGACGCCAACGAGCTAAGTCTTCATTCCACACCGCAGGAAATAGACGGGAGTGAATCATGTCAAGGATGGACGCCGCTATTCTCATTGACCTATTTGAACAAAAGCGCCATGGAATTGTCTTTGGAATTCGCTTCGCATTGTACAAATCCTTGATATCCTTAAACCATTTGTCAAAGCGGAGAGACTCACCCTTGGAGGTGGTGCCATAATCTTTGCGAAGCCGGTCACCCTTCGCCTTGTTAAAGTCATCTAGGACAATCTCAACCAAGAGCTTCTGAGTTGCCTCATCCACTGGTATCTGGATTCCCATGTCCATAGATTCACTACCACTTTGTAAAAGTCCATCTGTGTCTTCTACAGGCAAAGAAGTGTTTAAGAAAGAGCCGTCAGGAGGTGCCCCATTCATCTTCTCTAATCTTATGTCTACTGCCGCCACTATTTACCCTTGGTTCCCTGACGATTTCCCTGATATTTCTCGTATTCACCATTTAAATCCTTAGAGGATTTCACATTACTCTCCTTATATTGTCCGTAGGAATCTTGAGCCTCTGAATGAACTTTTCCGTCTCTTGCCGCACCCCAACCAGTTTTATTCATGATTAACCCCTTTTGTAAGTGTGTTTGGTTTCGCCTTTAGTGGTTCCCTGCCAGTCTGACTTCTTATAGGGAGACGGGGGATTAGACTTACTTCCCTTAAATCCGGCGTTGTCATTACCCTCAGGTCTTTTCGATTCCTTCAGCCCCAACTGTGATTGTCTTAACGGTTGATTCATTGTTTCCTCCTTTGTATTCGGATATTAACTTAATTTTATCCAAAGTCTCTTTCTTTCGGATTTCTAGCTCATCATCGTTCATAACGTTAAACTGATTGAACGAGACGTTCATACTGCCATCACCTTCCATTTCTTTGCGTTGCTCGACAGTGGCGACAATAGCGTCCTTCAGTTTCCCCCTCTTTATCGCCTTATCATATATTCTCTCATGGCGTTCTAAACGAACACGTTTGTGACTTCCGGCCACCGCTGCAATATCATTCATGGTGGACTCACGAATCTTCTTAATAACAGGCTTCCACTTATCCGCTGTATAATAGTTACGGATTTGATGAGCTGAAATATCAAGACTTAACTCTTCTTTAGCCTTCTCAACAATCTCATGTTGTGTAAAGCCAGCGGCATACCAAGCAACAATTAATTGTTTGTCTTGTTCGGAACATTTCCAAGTACTGCCTACTCCTTGATTGCCGAATGATAGTTTTTTCTCAACTTTTTCAACCTCAACTTCCGGAGAAGGCTCAAATTCTTCCTTCTCTTCCTTCTCTTTCCCTTTAAATAAGTTAGTAAGGAGATGCTTCAAGCTCATAATCATTCCTGTATCTTAAAAACTCGTAGCGTGGATTGGTCATGCAGAGGTATCTAGTGACATCAGCGCCGTGAGTTTCTCTATCCTTCGGTTTCTCCTTTGGGTCACGCTCTCCTGCGATTTTTCCAATCCACTCTTCGTATTGGTAGTTCCTGACTGAGTGAATCGTCCGTGGCACCCGTTCTTTGTGGAAGAAGAGTTTCGGCTTGTTAACTTCAGAGATTGGAAGATTTCTTTTAAAATTTAAATATTCCTTTACCTTTAAATGACCTTCGTCTTTGGCATCGTCCGCTTCCATCCAGCCTGGACAGCCTGAGCGGGAAAGCTCTTCAATCATGTTGCGGCCAGTCGTAATCAGCGGCTTCCTACCAAAGTTGGGGTCAATAATCCTTCTCCTCATATTATAACTGAGGTCTTTCTCCAATTTACGAATCCGCTTGGCTAACTCATCTACGGTGCAGTGAATTGACATCTCTGAGTGAATGTGAATGTCGTCGGTTCTGTCGATGACCGCCCATATTACGTGATGTGGTTGGCGGTCGTGTGGATCCATAACGCAGATGACAGGGTCTGGATATTGGTAATCGAAATCAGTAAGATGCACATCACAAAAGTTAGGATAAACCACGCCCCTTAAATGAAAGAACTTCCCGTGAATGCGGGTCTCGATGGTTTCCTCATCCCACATCGACATCATCTCATCGATGGCCTCTTTCCTTAATATTGGATTGCCCTTGATGTCGTAGAGATTATCGGTGGTGTCGACAACAAATGTCTCAATCTTTACGCCATCGGCCTTATCTACAATCATCTCTTTCATCCACGGCTCAACCAATGGAGTAAAAGTTAAAAGTGTACGACCTCCTCGGTCAATGAGTCCCCGCATAATAGCGTCAAACTTTCGTTTCTTTTGGGGTTCATCCCCCCAGTAAAAGTCCCAGTCCGCACCTTCAAACGCCATGTCGTCCTGCTCGCCTGAGAGGAAGTCTACGGTGCTGCCATCAATACAAGTAATACGATTTAAATAACCACCAAGCATTCTTGTGTGAGCAATATATTTCTTGGGAAGATATTCTTTAATCTTGGGCTCAATGACTTTCTCTATCTTGGCGTTGGCGTCACACACCACGACCGCTTTGATCGGACGGATGAACTTTCTCTCTTTTGGATACCAATCAGGATAATTGCGTGTTAGATGAAAGGTTAATTCTACAGCCCCTATCGTCGATTTGCCGCTCCGATTTCCACCTACGAATAGAATCATCTTAGCCTTAGACTTATGACAGCGAAGCTGTGCTGCATTAGGAATATAATAATCAATTCCCGAAGAGCGCTTTCGTTCCTTCTGTACTCGCTCAATCTGCTCCAACTCTATTAAAGCAGTTTTGATTTCTTCGTTAGAAACGTCGTTAGAGGCTACGGTTTGAGTCTGCATCTCTCTGATTAAAGAGTAACACATCATTTTGGACGATTATCTGACTTTTTAATGTAAGTCTAATAAACATGTAAAAAATATGAAAAAGGCAAACACCGAGAAAATCGGTGCCTTCTCATCTGAAGACATTTTATTAAAATGGCTAAAAACAACTATTTTAGTCTCGTTCGCATTAACATTTGAATGTTTTCGTCATCCAGTCGGCGGTAAAGTAGTGCAGGAGTCTCAAGGCATTATTAATCAATATAGGGGGGTGAGAGGGAAAGAGACGGTTCCTGATATATAACTATATCTACTAAATTGCTCCATCAAATCCAACAGGGGGCGGGTGCCTATTAATCGACCAGTACCCAGATACTCCCTTACTGTATGTCATAAGTAATTGGTATATATAGACATAGCTGGCTTACATAACTTGCATTATAAGACATTAGAATATTTTTAGATCAGAATATTCTAGAGAATGTGACAAGAGCTGATATATCCAACCCCTCAATTTCTAGTTAATTGATAGCTAAATATTCTGGTTTATAAATTAAAGATAATGCCAAAGTCGTAGCCCGCACATATTCTTGGAATTCAAAGCTCATTTATAAAAATAACTCCAGCCGGTCGATCAGGCTATCAAATTGCCCCTTGGAGATTATGGGGTAGAATTGGAGTGATTATTTACTCGCTGTTAATAAATACTTAGCTTGAAAGAATTACCTTGTATTAAAAATATTCATCCTGTATAATCCCTACCATGAATACATCGCAAGCAATTCTAACAAGGGTTAAACCAGAATTGAAAGCAAAGCTGATTGAATTAGCGCGGGCTGATCGCAGATCGCTTTCGGCATTTTTGGCTATGGCCTTAGAACAGCTCGTCGAAACAAAATAACATGCATACCTATCAGTGGGTTGTAGGTTATTAGTCAGTGTGCTACACTTTGAATCAGGTTGAATATATAAGAGGTAGTCATGCAATTCAAATATAGTGACGGTGGAAGAAAAGATAGTGGATTCTCTGGATATAAAAAGAGTGATTGTGTAGTCAGAGCTATTGCGATCGCTTCAGGAAAACCATACAAAGAAGTTTATGAATCACTCGAACAACGCAATCAAGAATATGCTGATAATGGCTGGGGTAGAGTTGCCAAGGCATTAAGAAAGAAAGGCTCTGCGCCATCCAGAGGAAACTTTAAGAAAATATACCATGAGTACATCCAAAGCATTGGATTTGAGTGGATATCTTGTATGGGTATTGGTACTGGTTGCAAAGTTCATTTGAAGGCAAGCGAATTGCCCATGGGGAATTTGATAGCGAGAGTGTCAAAGCACCTTGTGGCAATCATTGACGGAGTAATGCACGACACGCACGATTGTTCTAGGGCAGAGACACGTTGCGTTTATGGGTATTATAAGGTTAAGGCGTAGGGATAAACTGGAGGGAGTGAAGATGAAACTATGGAAAGTAAGATTCCGCGGAACAATTAGAGAAGTTGTTGTCGAAGCTCTTACTGCGAAAAAAGCGAAGGAGCTATTCGCCAAAATGGAAGGTATTAACAGTATTCATATGGTTCAAGCTTCTAGAGCTAATGCCTGGGAAGCTATTAAAGCAAGCTAACAGCCTTCGGGCGGAAAAGGGGATGAGATGAGATTATATGCGCAATTAAGAGATGACTTGAGAGAAAAACAGCTAGGCGCACCGATTGAAGGTAACCGCTTTATATTTGACGGCTCTTTGCGCCGTGCTAGATGGTCTAAAATCGGGAATAAGTTTCAGCTCTGGTATAACGGCGACTGGCAAAACGCAGAGAGTATTGATTTTAATCATATAACAAAGTAACACCAAAACAGGGGGATAAGACAATGACAAACACAACGGCGATTAATAGTTTAGAAGTTCTTAGGAGTTTTGCGGGATATCAAAGTGTTTTGCAGAAAATAGCGAGGCAGTTACACCGACTCGATGAGTGCGCCTGTAATTATGGGCTTACTCCACGGCAAGAGAAGCGAGAAGCACGACTGGAAGCGGAAGCGGGCAAGATCGCAAGCTTCTTTGGGCTTAAAGCGTATCATCAGGGCGACCCAAGAGGCGGGACGCTGTACCTAGTACCGATTGAATGGACGCCGGAGTACGCTAACCAGCACTATAACGATGGGGTATATATCGCATATTAACTTACAACTCGCCGTTGTATCGACTCGGCAAGATTGAAGCGGTCGAACACGGCTTAAAATGGATGGGACACAATGACAGCTTATAACATCATAACTAAACCATTAACTGTTATGCTTGCTATTATGTTGGCGTCATGTAGTCAAACTCCGTTATTGGCTCAAAGTGCTAATGTGGAATTTATAGATCAGTGGAAACTGGCAGACGCAATTAAACTGGCAGAGAATAGTAAGCGATATCCATATGGAATCAAGTCAATCAACACACATAGTGACGAAGTGCTTGCTAGGAAAATCTGCCTGAATACAATTAATAATAACCTTGCAAGGTGGCAGTGGGCAGTCCAGAATGGAGATAAACGAGACTACATAACCTTTCTGGGTGATAGGTATTGTCCGGCGAAAGATGACAGCGCAGGACATAAAGTGTGGGCTAACAACGTCAGGAGGCTATATGAGAGACGAATTAATTAAGAGCGCCAAAGCAGGGCCATTAAGAGCAGGCAAAAACAACCTAATTAAGCACCTCGAAGGCCATCGAATCACACGAAATCAAGCAATATCTGCAAAATGTTATGACTGTAACGGCATGGGTGAACTTGGAACTTGTGAAATTACTACATGCGCCCTATGGCCTTTTAGCCCATATAGGACAAAATCATGACACGCCTACTTTCAGAAGAACAATATAAATCTGCCTTAATAGAGCAAAATATGAGGTGTGCTATCTGTGGTGACCATTCAAAAAAGCAAAGAGATTCATTTTGCATAGACCACAACCATCGAACAGGTCGAATTAGAGGTATTTTATGCTCAAGATGCAATTCTGGATTAGGTTTTTTTAGAGATAGCCGTTCTCTATTAAACAGAGCAGAGCGTTATCTTGAACGATATGAATGGGTTGGGAAAGGAAATCCATCATATAAAATGCTTAAAAATAGGCACAAAGATTCTATGAACACAAAGCCTTGTAAGAGTCCGTACAGGCAAAAGCCTACGGGTACGTAAAAGTGGGGTCTGTAGGAAACCGGTTAACGTGCAGGAGTCCACAATTAGACGGAGGGTTAAATCATGGAGATAATGTTAGAAACTCTTAAAAGAGTGTGTGAACAGAATGGCTATGAGCTGGACTATACAGGCGAGGCAATAGCACGCTGGGCATATGCCTATGGGCTGGTTGAGGGAGCGAGGCGAACAATGCTTGTGGTTAAACAAGAGGAGGCGGTCAAATGAGACGACGCTGTCATGTTTGTAGACAAGAAGTCTGGGCAGAGGCTTATAACAACACCTCTGATATGTGTCAGGCTTGCGACGAGAAGGCAGAGTTTGCAAGGCAGGCGCTGATTGATGAACAAGAACGCAAGGCTAAACTAAGGGGGTAGCATGGATAATTATCCGGCAGGCGTGAATAATAAAACCATCGATAGACACTTTGGGGGTGCTTTTAATCGTTGGTATGAAGAGAATGAAGATTGGCTCCTTGACGCTTTCCTAGATCACTATGAGGGTGTGGTAATGATACCTGCCGTCAAGGACTGGCTACCTGAACATCAGAGGCTATTTGATAACTTTGTTGAGGAGGAATATGACAATGCAGAACAGCCGTGAGGAATTGTATCGCAAGTATTCATCGGGTCAAATCTCTTATGCGGAATTGATGGAGGCACTCAAGGAAACAAATGAAGAAAACTAACAGCTTCCTCTTCCCGAAGTCCAAGCCCAAGCATGAGGACATTAGAATCTACGCTGATAAGGGTCAGTCTCAATGGAGGCTACATTATCACGTAAAGCAGAACGGAATGAGCAGTTTACAATACAATCGGTTGAGGGAGGCTTGTAAAAGTGGGCAGTAATGAGATTGATTGTAACCACGATAACAAATACGAACAGCATGGCGGAATATGGGCTTGTAAAGATTGCTTTATTAAGTTTCGCTGTGTACCAAATGGGCCGGATGACTTTAACTGGGAAGAGGTTGAGGAGTAACCAAATTAATTGAAGTGAGGGGAATATGAACCCGTTTAAAGCGCAGTGTAATGAGATCGCTCGTCGGGAGTTTCACCGCACCAAGTATAATAAGAAAAGGGATATGGTTTTACCTTATACAGTTTCGGCCAAACTCTGCGAGGAACAGATTTGGTTCCAACCAAGTCTCAAACCTGGTGTAGCTGTTGGACATTGCACCAACCCAAAGCATAATCCTGTTTACCGCAAGGTTAATGACTAACCCCCTGTTTTGTCAGTTTACACCAAACTTACAATATGGGCTTTAATAAGTAGCCAATTAACTATGATGTTTTCTATGGCAATTTGAACAAAGAACATTGCATTTTAATATTTCATCTCTTATTCTTTTTATATTCCATCCAAATTAATGATACT